TATGATGACCGGTCATGAGAGACCTATGCCGGAGATCATCCACTCAGTCGTGTTTGTCTTCATCGCGCTGGCCATGCCATTGGCAGATAAGGCGCGCGATCCAGTAGTGCCGATGCCGGCAAAAATGAGCGTGTCAGAAGTAATCGCAATGGTGATGCTGTTTACGCGATTGACAAAACCGAGCACCGTGCCAATAGGAAAAGGCACCCCCGCATTGCCCGGAATGGTGAATGTGCGCGCGGTGTTGTCAGTTGAGGGGTGATAAATATGCTTGCCGGCGTCCGCCAGCACGAACGTATAGTCGACCGATTTGCTGATCTGATCCAAGCCGGTCAGCATGCTGCCAACGCCTGCCAGCGCCGCCTGCTTAGCACGCAGCGCAGTGATGATTTTGGTATTTTCAGTGCCGCCCTGCGCATCGGCCTGGCTGGCGTAGATCGTGGCGGCCAATTGTGCGACGTCGATAGTTGACAATACCGCCAGTGAGCCAAGACCGAGCGAGGTACGGGCAGTGCCAGCATTGGCAAGATCGCTAAGATTGTTGCTGCGCAGCAGCCCGGTGCCAGCCACGATGGCCGCCACCGTCGCCTTCCAATTGGCGCCGGTCGTCGCAAGCCGAATCAACTCGGTGCCGTCGATTGGGGTTCTCGTGACTTCAGCCGTGATCTTGGTGTCTGCCATTTATTCTCTCAGCGATATGCTGTTGTCTTCACGCAGCTCTAGCGAAGCATCTTCGCGCAAGTCGCGGCCGCCGATGTTCATTTGGGTTACGCCGGGGCTATACATCGTGATTGCCAGGTTGGCGGCCCGAATGCGCGGAGCAATGGAATAATCAAAGATCAATTGAGTATGCGCAGGACCGTAGCGATGCAACAGGCATTCCAGATCGGGCCGCCGCCCAATGCGCAACAATGGATCAATGCCGCACTGGCCGCCTCCGTGCCATTGCAGCTCCGGGATCGACCAGCCGCCGTTGCTGACGTGAAACCACAGCAAAAAAGTCGGCGCGACCTTGACGATCCAAAAAAAACGAATGATCGGAGGTCCAATTTGCCAGCGATAATGAATGTTGTCATAGAGATTTTTGGTGTTACCGCAACGGCTCACGCCACACATGAACGGCGAGAATTCACGAATAGTAATCACGTAGCCGATAGACGCCGCCAAATCGATAAAAAATTGCCGACTCTGCGATCCAAGAAGAGTGATGCGCTTGACCAATAATTTCTGCCGTACGGCAATGTCCGTCGGCACCGTTAGACAGAGATCAGGCAGACCGAAAGCCCGCTCCCATTCTGGCAATATCTCGACGGTCGTGCGCGGATCGCTTTCGATCTCCAATAAATCGGCAGCGCGGCTATCGACGAAACCGAAAATGCCGGCAAGTCCGCGCACCACTTTCATCAGCACGCTGCTGAGCTGGCGCGGCCATGCAATTCCTTCTGGCAACAGCGCCGCTAGTGCGGTGGCATATTCATCCTGGCCACGCCTGACGTGTCGATCGCGGTCCGCCATGGGTCACAGGTAAGTGACGGTCCCTAGGACCGCTAAGGAACCGCCGTTCGGCATGAGATGATCGGTCATAACTAAATCGAAATCAGTGACGACCTCCGAAATCGCATCCGAAACCCAGGCTACATAGATCGTTGTCGCTCTGACATAGAGCCCATTGCTTACGCTGGCGGGCGCGGCGCGAACATGCAGCATGCGTGCGACGCTGCTCTCAAGCGCAGCTCTGTTTGAAGCGTTGTCGTTGTTGAACAGATTAACTGCAAAGTTGATCGGTTCCGGAATTGGCGCTTCGACAAATAAATCTTTCACTGTCACTGGGCGCACCGAATCCAAATAGATTCGCACTGCGTTGATATCGTCATTATTGGGAAAACCGGCATTCGCGGTTCTCAGCACGTCGCACATAAAACGCACTGTCACCGTGCCGACGCCCATTTCCAGCGGAGCGCACCAGGCCCTCGTCACGCTATTTACTGCCAGCGTCCACTGTTCGTAATCGTGGCCATCGCCGCCCATGGGCGGTTCCCGAATGCGCAATAGAACACGAAAGCGCAGATCATCATCGATCTCAGCATCGGCTCCCCCGTAAAGTGAAACGACGGTCGCCCCCGAGCCTTCAACGCCGAGGATAGGCTCAGATAATGCCAACGCAGTACCGCTTGCCAAATTGCCGATCGAACCGGGATCGAGCGCTCTGATGTTAACAGGAGTTGGCCCATCACCGATGACGATCATTTCCAAGGTCTCGAACGACATATCAGGGCTATCTAACTCCGTCGCCTCGGGGACGATGGTCCCCTTGATGCCGGTGAAATTAGCTATGCCCTGCGCATAAGCTTCGGTCTTGCGGCCTACCGTCTGATCTGCATTGACCAGCCAAATATCTGCGTGTCGATCGAGCCATTCCGCCTCGGCGCTGTCCGGCAACAGTTGCAGCGCCAGCCAGTCGATATAACGCAGCGTCAGATGCGCCAGGCCCGCCATGGCATCGCTCATGACGCGCAGCACCGAATTGCCGATCATGGCCGCGCCGGACAACGAGCTGCTGATATCGTCGCGCGTCATTTCGCGCACCGCACGCAATGTGGGCGTGGACCATGGCATTTCAATTGCTCCTAGTTCGATAATGCCCGAATATCTCTCGGACAAAATGCTGGATGCACGATTCTATTCTCGGCAACGATCTGCTCGGTGCGCGTCGCATCGCAATAGATCAAGTAACTTAGCTTTAGCGCCGGATAGTTCACCGCCAAATTGAACTCAACAATGCGCGGCAAGACCAGTGCAGTCCTAGTCAGATGCGACGTTAAGCTCGACGCCAGCGTTACCATCGATTGATAGCAGGCCGGATCGATGTCATCCGCGAGCACCTCTTTGACATCGTCAAAAGCTTTTTTCATGCGCTGCGCCATTGTTTCGGCGTCATCGCGCGAAGTGAAAGTCATCGCAGCGACAATTCGGCTTTCTGTTGTCAGGCAATACAAGAGCGCGGCCGGCACAATCAGGCTCGGAATAAAATTGACCGGGTCCTCGTTCAGCAATGCGTTTCGGACGCGAGCAAATCCAGCAAGCGACGTTCCCGCTACTCGAGCCGCCACAAAACAGGCAAGCAACTCGATGCCGAGCGTATTGTTTTTCACGTATTCCATTGTCTTGGCGCGAACGTCGCCGATCTGCCGTCGCGCTTCAGCCAGTAGCTTCGTTGACAATGTCGGCGGCGGAGCTGATGGAAGGACTAGCGCCAAGTTATCCATGATGCGGCCGATCAGATCCAGAATCTCTTTTCGCTGAACGCTTAGCGATTGATTGATCATCAGGGCGACACCGGCACCGACGGTAGTCCAGGAACGCCGATCCCGCTTAATAAATTACTGGCATTTTGGTCCGCGGTGTCGGCGTTGGTATTAACCGCGCTGGCGGTATTAGCGGCTGCAGTGAAATTTCCCGGCGTTCCGACCTCGACGAACATCATCTCGAACTCGGTGAAGCCGCCGCGCTGGCGGTTCTCCACCATGGTGTAGCGCTCGCACATGCAGTTGGCGCCTTGCGGCCAGAACACCGGATGGATCAAGCGACCTGGCCCATCTTGTTCAAGCGCGTTGATCAGCCGCGTGCGTTGACTGTGATACGGTGACATGCCCGGAGGCGTATTGACGCGATAAACTAAATAGCCACTGAAATGAAGTCGCCGCGCATGGCGACCCATATCTTCGGAGTAAGGTTCATTTCGCTTTGGATATTCATGAACTACGGTTCGACGTCCAGATAAACGCGCCCCGGTTTCTACATAGAAAATCACGCCGCGCCATGATGCCGGTGTCCGCAGTAGCGAGCGCCACGGCGTTGAAATCTCCATAATTGACGTCATGGATTTAACTCAGTGTTATCGCGGCCGACCGCACCACGCCGTCCGTCCCTTTGACCTTGATCGTGAGCGTCGTGTTGTTGGTCAGCTCGAACTTGATGCCGCCGTTGCCGCCAGGAGTCTGACCGGCATCGATATGAAACTCGGGATTGACCGCGGTCAGCGTTGATTGCCAACCGATGCCGTTCCATTGCCACTGACGATTTTGATAAACGAATGTCTGCCCGTAGGCCGGACTGCCGGGAAAGCCAATATTGCCGCCGCCCTCGGCCCAAGTGCCCTGATAATACGAATATTCAATACCGCTCGTTGTATCGATCCAACGAAAGCCATCATAAGGAACGCCCAGTTCCGGAATGCTCGGCGGACTACCTTGCGAAACCGAAGTTGTCATCGTCATACCACTGTCGGAAACCGAAGTTCCCAACAGCATATGATGTTCCGCGGTTGCTTCCCGATGAAAGGCTGATGCCAAGGCCGTCTTATTAAAGTGACCTAGATTGATTGGTTCGGCAATAATCTGCCCGTGGAGATGTGTTGTCTGGCCTCCAACAAATAGCGAGCTGCCCGCCGAATAACTTGAGCTTTGCCCAGACTGCTGAGACAAGACTTGATTAGCATTGACATAATGATTGTCACTGCTGTCTTTTATTTGCTGCATGTTCATGGTGCGGGTAGTCTTGCCCTCGCCATTAACATCCCAATCCCATTGCTTTCCGCTTACGTTGTACTGACCGACAATCTTCTTTTTCGGATTATCGCCCTCGTCATCGTAATCGACATTGACCTGATGAAGATTCTCGTCGTTCGACATCTCGGTGTTAACGTGCTTGCCGTGATGCGGATATTCCTGCTGATCCTGCTGCTGCTGTTGGCCGCCGCCGCCCTGCGAATCTCCGCCTAATGTATTGTTTGGCAAATTTCGCGTTTGCTGATCCTTTGTTGCATGACGCATGGAGACTTTGCGCTTGGCCTGTTGCTGCTGACTTGCGCCGAGGCTTTGACTACCGCCGCCGCTCTGGCCGCCGCTATTGTCATAAGGCGGATTGTTAGTCGTGACGAGAAAGCTGCCTTTCTTGGTGTGGTGATAGATCATGCCGCCGTTGCCATCGATGCTGTAATGGGCATTACAGCCTTCCGGCATATCATAGGGTCGCACCCTGCGATCATCACAGACGACGCAAACCGGATGATCCGAATTTACATAAAGAACGATGCCCTCGGCCGATTTACCTTTCTGCTGATCATTGGACAGATTTTCATCTTGTCCGCCGCCGCTCTGCCCCTGCTGGTTTTGCTGTTGCTGGCCCTGATCTTGCTTGAGCGCTGTCCCGGTCAAGCCAACCGGATGATAATACTCGACATCGGCATTGCTATAGCCGTGAAACGTGTCGCACTTCTTCAGCTCCTGCATCAATTTTTTCTTGTCGTTGAATTCCGGCACGGTGCAGCGCCGGATCATGCTGGCGCGCTCGCGTGCCTCTTGCGACAAGGTCGTGCGAACAACAGTCATTGCTTTTCCTTATGCCTGCGGCACGCCCTGGCTAAATGCGAGCCGATTGCGGCATTCAAGAATGGTGCGTGTGCCGATTTGATTGTCTTGCACAAAGGTGGCCGACCATAAAAACAGCCCCTCCGAGCCGTCCATCACCAGCATTGGACTGACAACCTGGACTGGTTGACCAACCGTCCATAGGCCACCGCTCGGCTTGAGCCATCCATGCACGGTGGCCCAAACGGTAATCTGATCGGCCTCATGCCAGCCGCGAGTGCCGCCAGTTCGTGACTTCAAGAAAGTCGCTACCCACGGCACCGTTTCCATAATGCTCAATTGCGGATTCTTACCGGAGCCTAATAGGCTGGCGAGATCTGAGAAGTGCGGAATGTGCGTAATGTCAGGCCCCCACTTGACATTGTTGCCGGACATCTGCCCGACCGTATTCAAGCTCCCCTGTAGGGCAAAAGCATTGTTGTAGATGTATTCTTGCGCCTCGATGATCTTCACGCCGCCTCGAATAGCATCGTTCTCGACCACGGTATCGTTTGGCCCGCTTGGCCCCATCACAACTACGAAGTTGCCTTGCTGATCGCTGGTGAACGGCGACGAACCGGTGGCAGCGCGCGCGTATTTATCAAACACCGAAAGAATTGATGATCCTGGAGCTGGCGCAACTCGCTCAAAGATTTGGCTCGGCAGTGACCCGCCTTTCACCTTCAGCCCGATGGCATGGTCACTGTTTTGATTTGCGATGCCGAGCCCGGTCTGAATGATTTTTTGCAACGTGGCGCGTTGCAACTCATTTGTGCCCTTCATCACGAAGCCGGTCGACGCCAGAACTATCGTCGCACTCGAGCCGAGAATCTCGATATAATGCCGCGTCGAATCATAATAGGCGCGACGCGTGGTGACATAACCGCCGAACGCCAATTCACCGGCAAGAAATATCTCGCACCAATCACCGGGAAGAATTTGAAATCCCGTCCAGCTGCTAGGCATCGTCGCAAATTCGGACGCGGTAAAGCGAAACGAGAAAAATGGACTGACCTGCATCTGGTGCTTGACCTGCACCGATTCAAAATCGGTGTAGTCGACGCCATTGACGCGTAGTGTCGCGACCTCAGACGCGGGGAATGCCACATCACATCCTTATGCCGTCAGCGTCAGGCGGCACAGGTGCTTGGCCAGGAGATTCGACCTTCACATCGGGCGTCGGCCGCTCTTTCATTGATCTCTTATCTTCCGAGGGATCGCCGAAATTGATGTCCACGGTTGCCTTGGTTGGCTTTCTTTCCACGTCGGCATTGGCGCGATCGAGATTGTCGCGCGCATTTTTCTGCTGTTCTTGATCCACGTCTGCGCCCGGAGATCTTTGCGGCAGCATCGGTCCGATCATTCCGGTCGCCCTGCCGCCGCCGTCAGGAGCTGCCACCGTGGTGTCGCCGCCGCGAGCCGGATAAATACGCGCTTGACCATCAGCTCCAATGGTCAAACGGAGCGGTCCAGCCTTTGAAGCTTCCAACAAAGACTTCTTAAATGCAGGCCATTCGCTCCGCGCCACAGCAAAACAACCCTGCGAATATAAATGATCAAGATCATCACCAGATCCTGGATGAATTTGAATACCGCCGCGCATCGCCTTGATCTTGGGATCAAAGATCGCGCCACCGAGAGCACCGACAGTTGCAACCGATCCAATTCTCTGGCCAATCGGACCGATGTCACCGCGGCCAATATTGATTGGGAAATCGCCCATCGGTATCGAACCACGACCGGCGCCTCCAGTCCCGTAATGATATTGCTCGCCGCCGATCGTGACGGTCCCGCCAAAGTGAAAAGGCCTGTTGGCTTGATCTGGCGCGACATTGATCGGTCCGCCGCCAACATCGCCTGCAGCCACTCGTTTAGCCGTCCCCATGCGCTGCTGAATCTGCCAAGTGTACCGGAATGGCTCAAAGTATTCCGAGCCGCCCGCCCATCTGCCGTTCTTTTGACCAGCGATAATGCCAGCGCCAGGAATCGTTCTTTCAAACTCACGCGCCATCGCCTCGATCTGCGTATCGGCATCGGCTACTCGATCCGGATTGAGGCCGCGACGTTTCAGATCCTCCGGACCGAATTGATAGAGACCATTACGAGCATTCGGATTGAGACTCGACTCTTGCATGCCGAGCGCCAATGACAGCGTTGCCCATTCTTCCGGCGTGCCTTTATTGATCCCGAATGCGGCGCCATCTTGCGGCACAAAGCCGTTTAGCGAAGAGTTCTGAAAACGCTTGACCAATCGACCATAGATATCCGCCGAATTTGGAGGCGCCGCGCCGCCGCGCGATATCGGACCGCCGCCGCGCGTCCCAAAATATCTACCCACGCCGCCATACTCTGAGACACCAGGACCGGCGGGGATGGCTGTGCCGCCGCCGCCGCCGGTTGCTTGATCAGGAAAGAGCTTGTCCTCTAGTCGCTTTAACGTATCACGCACCTCGCCGAGGAGCTGGGTGCCGCGCTCACGGACGGTATCGAGCCAACCGGTGCCGCGACCTTGCATTGCTGCCCGACCGCGTGATGCCATGATTTGTCGCGACAAACTGGGAGGAGCTTGCAACGGCTGATATGGCGGTCGATTCGCCTCTGGTGCTCCCGCTGGCGTCACTCCAGGACGAAGCAGCTTTAGCAGTTCCATCGGACTGAACTGATGAGCAAAGCGGCGCTGTTGCT